GGTCTTGATACATTTTCTCTGCATCGGTGTAACCAGTATTATACGAATCATTCTTAATTTTTTCTTCTTTTTCAATTGTTTTCTTTTCTTCTTCTATCTTATCATGCTTATCCTGTAACTGTAAAATTTCTTTATTAACACTCTCAAGTCCAGCAACAATTTGCTCAATAGCACTCATAGTTTGCTGGTCGTCCTTCTGGTCTTGCTGTACAAACTCTTGCATCTGTTGACCCATCTGCTCAATCATCTGTTGTAACTGTTGCATCTGTTGATTAATTTGCGTATTCTGTCCTTGCATCCTTTGTATCATAGCACCTTGAATTTCTTGTGGCAGAAAGTATGCAACTGCTTCTCTATCAACAAGTGGTTGACCATCAGGCATTGGAGTTTGTGCTAACCGAATCATAAGGTCAAGCATTGCACCACGATTGTTAGGCATGGTAGAACCAGCAGTAATTTTGATATCATACTCATGTTGCAGTATATTGCCAGATTTGAATAATTTCATATCATTGGTGCCATCTGATTTGGTTATTGCAATCCACTTATCTTCTTTCCAAAACTGTTGCATCCGAGAAAACCATAGACGAGCAATCTTAGCTAAACTACCTTCAAGTCCTTGCACCTTTAACCTAATTCGAACTTGACCAGCTTCTTGCAATGCCAAAATCCCTTGAGCAGTATAGACTCCAGTATCGCTCTGACCACGTAGAGAATTAAACATACCACTAATCTCACGCATATCATCTTTCAATATATCAGGCGTCTGTACTACATAGTTAGGCATACCAGGAGGAGTTTCTCGTCTAACTTCAGAGCCAGGATTCTTACGAATAATTAACCCTTGTCGATTGGTAATCTTACCTTGAGGAATACCAGCGTTCTTATCCACAATCCACGGACTATTGGCAGTAGTTTTAGCATGGTCGATAATCGCATTGTTAATTTCATTCATATAGGTCTGAGGAGATAGAAGTTGAGCAACTTCCCCTTCACCCCAAAACTTCCCAGGCAAATCATAATCCTTGATAATCTCAAAAGGAAACTTACCATCTTTATAAGCCATTGCTTTATCTTCAAAGACGATGCCAAGCATCGGAGCAATGATTAAATGTCTCCCTTTGGGATATTTTGGCTTAACCTTCTTAACTTCACCAATTACTTCTTCATCATATTCATAGGCACGTGTAAACACCTCAAGCACAAGTACTTGATTATCAACTCGACTATTAGCTGTATTGTTATACACAAGTTCAGTATAATTTACTGCTCCACCTTTAATCAGGTGTGCTTTCTCTGCGTACCGACGTCTTAGTACAGACTCATTAAAGTAATCAGCATAAATCACATGTTCAGCATCATCAAAACTCGTTGCCAGTGGGTCTACAAACAAGTTAAACACACTAACAGGAATTGCCTTAATCTGCTTTTCTTCCGAATCATAAGGAATATAAAACACAGAACTACCAAGTGTAAGTACATTAATTAACTCCCTTGCAACCTTAGCTCGCATATCCTCTCTATCCCACTCGTAAGATAACGCTTCAGTTAAATCAGTACTGAAATTACGCCCATCAGGTTGCCTTGGGATTGCTTCATACTTCGGATTATTATCTAACATAATTGGTCGAATCGTTTCAACAAGGGCAAAGATATAATTACTTACTTGATTTGAGCGATACTCGGGTAGAGATGCATTCTTAAAGTAATCACCGTTGTACGCATCAATATAGGTGTTCCAACGTTTGGTGTATGGAGCCTTTGTAACCATATCATCCTTAAATTTAAAGTTCCATTCACTAGCTAGTTGTTGCTCATCGTAACGTTCTTCAGGCACTAAATCACCCCTTAACAACTAAATTCTTCCTTATCAGGTCTTTCAAATAGAGGGTCTATGATTTCCTTGCGATACTTCTCTCGCTGGTCAATTGGTACTTCAGGAACGTAGGATTCACCTTTACCTTCTAGTAAAAGCTGTAACATAATAGCAGTAGCCATAACTGCATCATCAAAACAGCCAGATTGTGCTTCAGTCTTGCCATCATCTACAATAATGTAGGAATACATCTCAGAGATTAAAGTTTCAGAAGATATGCCCAAGTACATCTCACGTACAAACTCGGCTAGTTTATCAATCATAAATGGTTTCGTCCGTATGTTGGTGTTCCAACCTACCTTCTGTGTAACGGTTTCTGCCATACGGTCATAAGTTTTGGTAAAGAATAAATTCCAGTATTCAAGACGCTTTAACACCGACAACGTTGTGCCACCATGATTATTATTCTCTACACCGACATAAGCACCGTTATAGTACCGTCCAAGTTTATCAAGTTCTACACCGAATAAGTCAGGGTCAATGTGAGCATGCCACTGTGCTACAATATCAAAGTTTTCACTATCTCCAACCATTGCACAACTGTAGTCACCATGAACCAACCCTTCAGCAACGTCAGCACCAATGCAGTAAAACTTATCCTGCTCGGGAAACTTCCATATACTGATATAGCCATTATCATCATCTACAAAGGAGAGTTTACCATCTCTATCAAATAGATAGCCACGCCTAGGCTTAGTTACATAAGTCTGATACTTCTTTAAAGCATTGATTAAAAACTTAGGTCGTCCAGAACTAATAAAAGCTTCATCAGCGGTAGAGGGGTACTCCTGCATAAAGAGGAATTCATCACCTTGGCACTTGTTAGCAATAGTCCACTTGCGCCAATGTAATTGTTCATAGGTGAGGTTATTCTTCTCCATCAACTCATATTCATAAGTACGAATTGAATTACCCTTACTATCCTTGCCAATTGAGTCCACTTCACTAGCAAACTGCTGTTTTTCCACATCAGAAGAAAATGGTTTACTATAGGAAGGGTCTATAAACCAAGGCAAAAATATGGGTATAAACTCATTCTCTCCACGTGTAGCCTTTTGCCACATTCCATGGAACCAATCTCCTACACCGTTAGCAGTAGATTCCAGTACAACAAGCGTATTCATCTCATCAGGAACACATTGCAATAGCCCTAGCATCGTTAATCTCGCATCAGGAAAAAAAGCTACTTCTGACGCATGAAGATTATGCACCGTACTTGAGCGTCCTACAGCGTCGTTCTTTGTAGCACCTGCTGTTGATACGGTAATCTTACTTCTAAGTCCTGGGTTCTTATTCTTCTCGCCAATCTCGTTACTTGGATTTTCGAATACAAGTGCTTTTTCGTTACTATACTTAATCATCGGTCTAATTACTTCTGGAATCTCATCCAGATAGAGCTTACTCATAGAGAACAAGTTCTGAGTTGCCTTATCCTCATGAGCGATAATCATCGAGTTCTTGAAGCTATTCGTACTTGTATTATGAAAAATAAGCCCTTCAAACAGGGTAGATAACCCCATTTGCCGAGCTTTAAGAACAATGAATCTCTTTAGTTTATTTTTCTCTTCACATTCTCTCACTTTATCAAGCACTATCTTCTGTGCTTCATTAATTTTAAATGGGATTAGTTGTGATTTCTTATCCCTAATCTTCAAGAAACTCTCAATATACCACTCCTTATCGTTCTTAAGTTTGTAGTAAAAGAGTTCCTCTTTATTCAATTAGATTTCACCCATTTCAATCAGCAAATCATAGAAATCCATAGCACTTTCTAGTTCTTCAAGGGAAATACCTACTTCATCTCCATCATCATCCTCAAACCAGAACGTTTCACCATCAAATTTAATCGGAACAAATTCATCAATCTCATCATAGGTTAGAACTCCATCATCACTCTTCGTAATAATCATAAGTGCCATGTTATAAGGCTCCTTTCAACACTGTATAATTCTTATCCCCTATAGCCATATTAATCGTAACACCTGGACTAACTATCTGTATAGTTTTAGCGTTATCATCCCACATCACGTTCGCACCCAACGCTTCAGCGATAAAGCGAATCGGTACAAAGGTACGAGAATCCTTAATAAACGGTGCAGTATCCATAGTGAAGTTAGTGCTGACAATGGGAAACTCATCAATTACCGCAAAGGAATCCCACATATA